CACGTAATCATCTGCGTTGTGTGATAATCTAAGGAAACTGTTATCTTTAAAAATTTCTTCCTCAATGTGATTTTGCCAAATCTCAACTTGTATGGCCATAAATGCAGCACTAGGCATTTGCACATAGCTCAAAGCTGTTCCAGTCGCCAAAGCTACCACAGCACTAGAGGCTGCTACAGCTGGCGTAATTTGCACAAATAGTGCAGCTACAAAAAGTACTACAACAAAGTTATATAGGTAGTTCTTTAAATTTAATTTCTTGTTTTTCATTGTGAATTTAGGTTTGTGTGTAAATTAATTTTTAGCTTATACTTAATACTCTCTAGCCTCAGTGTAGCTGCTACTAGTTTTCTTTATACTCTCTACCAAACTTGGCTTTGAACTTCTCTTTAAAAGCTGGTAAATTCTCAGCTTTAAGCGTCACCAATTGGTTAGCTTTGTCAAGCTCATCATAGCTCATTTTTAGTAATGCATTATCTGCTTTACCTTCATCAATTTGGCTAGAAACTGATTTAGCTTCTGCCATACCATCTAAGATGTCTTTTGTGCCATCAAAATCAGCGTTGGCTAATTTTACCCATTTAGCACGATCACCTTCAACAAACTTTCCTTTGGCAACTGCACCATCCAACAATGATGTAATTTTAGCCTCAGAGCTAAGTTTTACTTCAGCTTCATACTTGGTTTTAAAATCATCACGCTCAGATTTTAAAGTGACTATTTCTGTCGATTGCGTATTAGCAAGCGTCACTAATTCACTAATTGCATTTTGTGCCTCTTCTGGAGTTGCATCTGCACTTAGCTTTAACATTGGAAGCACAGCAAGTGCGCTTAATTGAATTAATTTCATGGTATTATCTGGTTTAAAATTTGATTTGATATCTTCAAGTGAAAGGTTAATGATGTTATCTTGCTCATCATATAAGGTTACAGCAACAGCTTCAGCGTTTGAGCCAATATCAACCAAGCTTATTTCTTTTAGGGTTGATGTTTCAAGCCAAACCTCACCAGATGGATCTTTACTCCAGGTTAATGGAACTAAGCCAGCACTTACCATGCGAAGCGTTCCGTTTTCAACCTTAGTGTAAAGCTTCATTGCAAAGTCGTCTGTTTCATCAAATGCTAAACAGCCTGTTAACTTTCCGTTTTCTAGTTTAATATCAACTACATTACCTATTGGCAGCACTTCATCTTTACTTACACCCTTAGGACGTTGATGCATAAATAGCATTATAGGATTCAGCTCATAGTCTGCAAGCCTAATGCCTGAAGTACGAACTCGAAAGCCTTTGTCGTTTTTAATCTCACTAGAGAGTACAAAGCGTTTACTGGTTTTTTTCATAGTATCTGTGCTTTTGTGCAACCGATTAATAAAACAAATTAACCTTGCTTTTTTGGTGTAAAAAAATTGCGAAATCGTAAGCATACAGCTTACTGCATGCTTAGTGTGTAGTAAAAAGGATGCTTAAAAATATTGCATTTTAGGGAGTGCATTATAAGGTGCAAATTTGTTTTATATGGGAGCAAATAAACTTACAAATCAGCAAAAAAAGGATTATGCAAAAATCCTGATTACCAAAGAGAAGCTGTCACAAAAAGAGGCTGCTGAACGTGTTGGCACATCTGCACAGACCATGAATAAGTGGTTTAATGAAGGTGGCTGGGGAAAACTGCAAAAAAACTTCTTACTCACTCGTGAGGAGCAAATGGCCAACCTACTTAATGAGTTGGTTGAAATAAACGAATACATACAAACCTTTGATGCTGGACAGCGTTTTGCCGATAGCAAACTTGGTGATGTACGTAGAAAGTTGGTAAAAGATATTAAAGAACTTGAAACCAAAGCTGCTTTGCCAGAAATTATACATGCGTGTACTGGATTGCTTGAGTTTGTACGTAAAGTAGATTTAGAAAAAGCTCAAGAACTTAGTAAGTATGTAGATGGTTTTATTAAAAGCAAACTGTAATGAGTAAGAACACACGTTATAAACGAAAAAGTAAAAAGGTGTATGCTTCCTGGATAGACATTCCTATAATGAGCTTAGATGGTTTGGAAATTAGATATCATAGAATTTATTTTATAGTATGAGCCAAGTTGAAGATAAAAAAGCCATTGCTTTTTGGGATAAATATGTACAGGACTTAATACGCAGTACTGTTGTAGATCATTCTGAAACGCAAGAGGATAAACTAAAACGTATTGAGCAGCTGGAAAAAGATAATGAAGCTTGGTTTAAATACTACTTTCCAAACTATTACACCAGCGAGCCAGCTCCTTTTCATAAACGATCTACCAGACGTATTATGAATAATCCTGAATGGTATGAGGTTAGAGCTTGGAGTAGAGAGCTTGCAAAATCTTCTCGTACCATGATGGAAGTTATGAAGCTCACACTAACCAAACAAAAACGGTTTGTGTTGCTTATAAGTGCCAACTTAGATAGTGCTACCAAATTACTGAAGCCATATAAATTAAACCTGGAAAACAACCAACGTATCATTAATGATTATGGTAAGCAAATGACCTTTGGTGATTGGACAGATACTGCGTTTAACACCAAGCATGGAGTGTCCTTTGTGGCTTTAGGTGCAAGGCAGTCTCCTAGAGGTTTGCGTAATGAAGAGATACGACCAGATATTATTTTAATGGATGATTTTGATACTGATGTAGATTGTAGAAACCCTGACATTGTAGATCAAAAATGGGATTGGTTTGAGCAAGCTGTATTGGCAACACGTTCCATTTCAAAATCATTATTGGTATTGTGGTGTGGTAACATTATTGCTGAAAATTGCTGTATTAAAAGAGCCATAAAAAAAGCTGATAAGGCTGATGTTATTAATATTCGTGACAAAGAAGGCAACAGCTCTTGGCCACAAAAAAACACAGAAGCACTTATTGATATTGCTTTACGAACCATGAGTTGGGCTTCCATTCAAAAGGAATACTACAACACACCTATTGTGCTTGGTAAGGTGTTTAAGAGTCTTACTTATGGTAAAATGCGACCATTACGAGATTATAAATTTCTGGTGGCTTATACAGATCCATCGTACAAGAAAAAAGGCGACTATAAAGCTACAGCTCTAATTGGTAGATGGAAAAACGAATACCATGTATTACGTATGCATTGCGCTCAAACCACCACTGCAAAAATGTTGGATTGGAACTACGAAATACAAAAAGACTTTGGCTCTAAAGTACCAATCTACTATTATATTGAATGGCCTTGGATTGACGACCCAATTAAGCTTGAAATAAAAGAAGCCAACAAACGTCATGGTGTGGCCATACATCCTAAAGCAGATGAGCGTAAAAAGCCTGATAAGTACCACAGGATTGAGAGTAATCTTGAACCTATAAACAGAGCTGGTAAACTTGTATTTAATGAGCAGCTTAGAGATACTGAAGAAATGCAAGCAGCTGAAGGTCAATTTTTAGCACTCTCACCAAAAAGTAGAGCCAATGATGATGCTCCTGATGCTGTTGAAGGTGCAAAATGGGTTGTAGATAGCAAAACATCTGCCAATATGAATTTAATTTCAACACAAAAATATCAACGCAGAAACTCTGCAAAACACTTTTAATTATGCTACTAGAAGCCGACTTAAAAACACATTTATACACTGAGCAAATTACAACCATTAGCCGAAGCGACAGCACGTTAATTGATGAGGCTATTGCAGCTGCTATTGGTGAAGCCAAAGGCTATTTGTCACGCTATGATATTGATACCATTTTTGCCGAAACTGGCTCTGCAAGAGATAAAACCTTACTCATGTGGTTAAAAGATATAGCTACTTGGCACTTTATCACATTGGCTAATGCAGCAGCTGATGATGATTTTAGAGAAAGCCGATACAACTCAGCTATAAAATGGCTTAAAGATGTACAAAGTGGTAAAACTGTGCCTTATGGTTGGCCACTAAATACCACTACAGGATTAGATACCTCGTTTCATGTAACCAGTGAAACCAAACGAGAAACAAAATACTAAATTAAAAACGCTTTATAATGGCTAAAACTTTAGATAAACAAAAAAAAGTAACTCCAGCTGCTGGCGCACCAGCTCCAATAGTAATACAAAAAATTGAAGTACGTCCAGTTAGCAGAACTGAGCAAGATATACCAAAATGGCGCAAGGCTTTACAAAGTGCTGAAGCTAGAACACCTCGCAGAACCTTATTGTATGATCTCTATGCTGATGTAGTTTTAGATGGCCATGTTGAAGCTGTAATTGGTAAACGTATTGATGCTGTAACCACAGCCAACTGGCAATTTGTAGATAAGGAAGGTAAACCAGTTGATGAGATTAACAATGTAATTGATAGCGTTGGCTTTGATGATTTGGTTGCCGAAATTATAAACTCCAAATTTTGGGGTTACTCTATTATGGAGCCACAATTTTGGAAAAACCATAGTGGCAAATGGGAAGTCTCAGCAAACTTATTGCCTCGTTTAAACTACAGACCACATTTAGGCATTGTTGCATACCAAGCTCTTGGTGATGATGGTATAAACATACGTGAAGGTATTTATGCCAAAACCGTTATGGAAGTTGGCAACCCAAAAGATTTAGGCTTACTACTTAAAGCTGCGCAATATGCCATTTTAAAACGTGGTGGTGTTGGTGATTATGCCATGTTTGTACAAGTATTTGGCAGACCAATTATTGATGCAGTTTGGGATGGCTTTGACGAAGCACAACGTGTACAGCTTCAGGAAAGTTTAAACATTGGAGCTGGTGGTGTTATTGTACGTCCTGATGGTACGCAAGTAAACTTAATGGATGGTGCAAATGGCCAAAGCACTATACATAATGACTTTATTAAGTTTTTAAATAAAGAGATTAGTAAATCATTACTTGGTACTACTGAAACGGTTGAAAGCTCTGACACTAGTGGTTATGCACAAAGCAAAACGCATGGTGAGCAAGATGATAACAAACATGAAAGTGATATCACCTTTACTCGCAAAGTACTTAACAGTCGTTTTATAAAAGTATTGGAAGCTGCTGGCTTTAACACTCAAGGTGGTGAGTTTATGATTCAAGGTGATGAAGTTGACCTG